ATACGCGCCGCAATCACCAGTGCGTTCTTATCACCCACTAAAAATGCACCCAAATCTAAGTTCTTATCTACTAATAAAGATTGCAATAAGCGCTCAATTGCCAAGCCCTTACGGAGAAGGGACTCGCTAGTCAAGATATCCTCTTCTTTGGCGGTCATGTGTCGAATTTCAACACTGTCGACGCCGGCGAGAGGACTCTCTTCGGTATAAAAGCGCCCTTTACTGGGAAGATCTACAAACTCTGTGGGAGTGACAAACGAAAAAATGTCTGTGGCCGAAGAGGCTTCTGCAAGGGGGCCGGGGAAGGAGTTATCTTCAGGTGCGGGTGCTCTCAGTCGCTCTGAATTTCTTTTTCGAGCCATTAATTACCTTCTTTCTATGTTCCTCTAGGTAGCGGTAGCGAATGCGACTGCGTCACCAGATTTATATACAGCATAATCATACCGCATTGAGATCGTAACATTAAGTAATTCCGTATCTTGATCGTAATTTAAATCACCAAATGTTGCATTCTTGACCCATCCATTAATCAGTTGCCAAGAGCCTACGAGGCCGCCTTCACCATTCAATTCTTGAATGGTGACTATTCCAAGCTCGTTAAGGGCATCTTTCTTATTAACAGTGCCAGGGGCTTGGCCCGATAAAACCACATTTTCCTGAATGTCGGGGCGTAAATAACCCATACCAGACAAAGCGTTAATTAAAAGTTGATTACTGTCAGGATTAATAGCATTAACAATAACTATAGTAATGTCATTCCACTCTACAGAACCAGGATAATAATAAGTATTACCCAAGAACTTATGGGCCGCTTCACCAACTGTATAAGCTGGCTTCGTAACTGACTTAGCCAGGTACTTTGCGTATGTGAATGCTTCGTCGGGATCAACAAGTCCCGGAATGTCTAAAATAAATCTATGTGCTCGTTTAGGCTCCGATAAAGCGCTTGTCCAAAATGGCATTGTGTGGTGTCTCCTTGTAAGTCCTAAGTTATATAGTGGGGGAGGCTAAAACCTCCCACATTATTAATCATCAAATGATGCCCCTGTTCGTGTAATATTAAAATCGATAGCAATATATTCGATTGCACGCGTCGGCTTTAAGAAAATCTTAGCATACATGATGTTGCGATCAACCAAATCGGGAGTTGTGGTCGTCTCGTCAAGAACAAGCTTATAATCGGAAAGACCAAAGTTTGTCTTCACATCGGCCAAAATGGGGGTAACCAGCGACACAAACCGCGTCCAAGTTGTCTGAACATTGGGATCAAACAGCAACGTCGACGCCACCTGAGAGATTCGCTTCTTCAAGAAGATCATCAAGCGGCGTACGTTAATACGATCCAGAGCCGAAGGCGTAACCTGCAGCGTCTTCTGGCCGAAGATCACGATGCCCTCTGCGGGGAACTTGGCGATCGGGTTAATATTGGCCGCGTAAAGGTCATCACGGTCCTTGCGACGTAGCTGGTGGGCCACATCCTGAACCGGGATTCCTGCAGCGCCCTCAGTAAGACCGCCACGATTGAAGCCTGCGGGAGCAAACCAAACCTGTGTCTTCTTCTGGGAACTTGAGAACGTTCCTAACGCCGCCACAGAAGGGGGCAGCCAGACCATTGCACCGTTGATGCTATCGCGACAGCGGAGCCATGGGTAGAAAGCACACGCATAAGACGTGTTAAGGGCACGGTCTCGGAGTGTTTTAATAATGCTAGTTAGCTCAGAGGCCGTATTATTCCTAGCATACGATGTGGACTCGGCGCGAGGCCGGAAGCCGCCCTCAAGATCGATAATTGCTAATGCATCTGCACGATCTTCACAAACATTAATCAGTTGGCTAGTGAGGCCGGCCTGTTTAAGGCCTGGGATAGTGGCGAGATTGTACTCGACCACCTCAGGATCAGAGAGCGAATTGATTGATTGTCGAACCGAATTAAAAGTGTAACTATTCTGGTCTGTGGGGCTAGCCGGGAAACTCGAATTACGGAAAGGATCGAGCTCTCGGATGTTAAGCCCATCAAATCCGGCGTACAGCGGCACAGTAAATCGATCAAAGCCCGCATCCAGGACGCCAGAAATTGCGCCGTCGACGGATGTTAATGAAGTGCCTAAAGCATGAGAGCCAGATACCCATACACCGTCAGAACCACTAATGTCATCAAGCGTGAAGAACATACTCAGTTCACTTACGCCTGCCGTGGCACCCCCAAACATGCTGCTAACAAGACCGCCACGAGGACGCAGAAGGTCGATGTTAGATGCATCAAATGTGGTTGAACCAGCAGTACGACTCGTCTGCATACCGAAGTAAGCATCGGTCTTATTGGTAAGATTTCCATCCCTGGCATTAACACGCAACTCGGGCGCCGGATAGAGAACCGAAGCCGTCATGACAGAACCACTGAAGACAAATACTGAACCGCTGTTATAGTATACTGTAGCATCATTAAGTAGGTCCACTGGGCGCCCCGAGCCAGACACGCCGCCGTCAGAGCCGGTGATCCAATTGGCATTGGCTCTGATCCCATCAACAGCAGCCCCGTAACCGTCACCAAAACTTCCTGATTCATCCAGATATTTTACGATACCCTTAAAGCCGAAAGGCAACAAGGTGGGATTATCGCCCACAATCTCCTGATTCATCTCGATACGAATATAATCAGAAACGTTCCCCCACTCGCCAGCCTCCACGTAGCGGCGCTCGGTGGAGTTCCAGGTGGTATACTTGTCACCAATTTTGCGAGCAACATAGTTAGTCGACTCAGGATTAAGACTTAAATCATTAAATTGCTCAACCACCCGAACAACATTATCGGAATCACTCAAAGATCGCACGAGGAGAGAGAATGTGCCGTAATCATCGGTTTCATTAGTCGGCAGCTTGATGTCTTGAATGGAAACCTTCAGCTTTCTGTTGGACCAATCGCCGGGCTCGTTGAGGGCAACCACCTTGAAAAGAGACGGCATTGACTGGACATCAAAACTATTTGGCGCGGCCGTTCGTTGAGCCACATCACAACCAATAATTTGAGGGGTCTGTGCGGCCTGAAGCCCGGTACGGAAATCATCTGCAACAGCACCAAGATCCGTATTCTTTAAATTCACAATAGCAGCGAACGTTTCGCCGGCGGTACCACTTAAATTGGCCTTCAAGTGTCTATCGAAACTCTCTCCCAAAAATACATTGCTTTCGTTGGTAACTAGCGCACTATTAGTTCGTGCTGGTGTCGTATTGAAAACTTTACGAAGGTACTTAGTACTAGTAATATTGAAGTTAAAATCAGTCGACAAAGAGTTGCTATTGTCATCAACCTCATCTATCACCATCTTAAATGTGTAGGCCGCACCATTATCCTTTACAATAAGGTTTGCGCCCTGGTGCTGGTCGCCCGCTGTCCAAGCAGTTGGGGTCGGTGACGCCGCTACCGAGGCAGTTGCCGACATCATCACGGCGCCGCTTAAGTTTAAGATAGTGTTAGCATTAGTGGTATAAAAGATAGCAGCTAAAACACCCTGCAAAGAACCGGTGCCATAAACTGTCCAATCCTCTGGTTCAAAAACCACAAGACCCCAGGCATTGCCATTGGTTCCACCATCCCAGCCAGCAGGCCCATCAGTGGCGGTTGTGGCGTCAGTGGCTTGTGAGCCCAAGAGTCGAATGTAAGTTAAAGGAGAACTATTGCGAAGGTATGCTTGTGCCGCATAAGCGCCATACGTAGGTGCTGTAGTGTTCCAGCTACCGAGGCGCCACACATCGCCATTAGCATTGCCAGGGGACGGATTACCGAAAATTTGTACAAATTCGGAGAAAGAGTCTACCGTAACCGGACGGAGTGCGGGGCCCGAGGCGGCGCGGCCTATAACAACAGGACCAATGCCCGCCGGAGAGGCCGGAATCTGAGAGCTATCGATCTCATTCACGAAAACTCCGGGCGATACAAACTTATAATTTTTAATTGACATTCGTTTTATCTCCTAAACATGGGATATCGTTATTAAATAGTATTGGCATAGCGCAATAGAATCTAATCTCTGTAAAATCCCCCCTTAATATTGTCCGGTATATCACCAAAAATAACCTTTTCGCGCGAAAGTTTAAATTCTACCGCATTTTGACGTTTCACAATCACTGGTTTATCTTGGTTGTCACCGTCTCCAATTAGATATCCCAATACCTGAATACTAACGGCTTGTTCATAATTTCGTCGTTCCATTCCCAGATCAGTGGCATTCGATCCATTATTAAAATTACCATCAATGAAAACTTCATAAAAATGATTTTCATAGTTAATGCGAGGGGGCATTCTCGAATTGCCTGGTACTGTGATGAAGGGGCGCAATAACTCATTCATTTGCTGTTGATATTCGGATCGCAAAGTAATTTCATAATTTACAGTTACCCAGGTCGGAATGGGCATCGAAATAGTCTCGTAAACAGTGCGTTGAATTGACATGTTCCTTTTATTTGAATTTTTCATCTTGCCGGCGACATTTTTATTGGGGCCATACGCTCGTGCTGCATATGCGTTCTGAAATTCTGCTGTCTTCTTTTGGCTTATTTGCCGTGCAACAGTAATAACACCCCCTTTGGCGTCCGGAATTGCATAAAGATTGGCATATACAGTACCCTTCATGTTGGGGTCTTTATTTACCGATGCTCGTGTAATGGTAATCAAGGGTAGCTCCAAAAACTGTTCAGAATTATATCTTTCCTTGCTATAGTCTCCTTTTATCTGATAGGAGCGCTCGGTGCTGGCCCACAAAATAGGAACCTTTCGGAATCCCTCATTGCTTACTGCTGAAATATTAAGGTCTTCGTCAATAAACCTCATCATAGCACGATCAATTGTTTCCAGGCTTGACGGCATCACCTCTATCTCTTGAAGTTTCCTCTCTACCTCTTTATTTCCAACATAATCGAATTCACTAGCTTTGGTATCAAGAATTTGCGCTTGAGTTCTTTTACTACGAGCCATTTTAAGTCCTCATTTACCCTACAAAAATGCCAGCTGGGACATTTTGTAAAACTTTCGCGGTAGAATCCTGCATAGTGGAGTCAGTAGCCGCCATCTCAGTATACGTGAGCTCATCTAAAGTGGCTTTAAGCTCTTCGCGTAGCGCATCCTGCTCTGCTTTTGCTTGCCCCAAAAGGTCTGCAGCGTTGAGAGTAACACTCTCCCCGGGGATAGGAACGCTGGAGAACTTCCCGCGCACTTGACCCAGTATTTCTTTGGTAAGCGCTAGCGCAAACCGGCGAATCCACTGTTTACCAATCGAATTGATATTCTCGTAAGGTATATTTTGAAACGGAAGAGTATTCATATTATTAATACCCTCTATGCCAGTGTTAGGCTGCCCGTTGCCCTCTTCCCATGGCTTAAATTGATTTTCAATTGTAAATTCAACCCAGAATTTTTCAGGACTGGTTGAATCTGGCTCGGGGAACAAACGTAATTGATTGTTTTTCAGTTCATAAGAATAATGAGAAATCCTCGTCCAGATAGCATCTTCATAGGCCTGAGCCTGAAGTTTATTTTGCCAGGTGGGAACGATTTCGAAGGTCGAGTCATCTGCATACTGTCCATAAGTCCGCAGATTGCCAACTACTGAAAAACCTCCATAATAGCCATAGAAGCGCCACATTGCTCGGGGCGTTTTAAAATAAACTTTTCGAATTACTACTCGTTTATCATCCACCTCTCCGTAATAATTCAAAGTCCCTGTATTATTTGTATTGACGGCGGACGCAGAGATAATTGTCTGAAGGTCATAATCTGACTGTTCCGCGATTCGATCAATAGAGGCAGAATAAATGGGAATATTTCCACCTAGGCCCGTTTCAGTAATTGACCGCTCTGACACTCTGCGCGCGAAGCCATAATCAAAACGAGGGTACCTCAGACTTACATTGGTACCGGCCAAGGCGTCTGTACTTACAATTTGCCCGTCTTGGTCAAACGACGCGGTCTGTGCGCCCATGAGGGACGATAGAGAGTTTTTGCTCTGATGAATGTTGAGAATGTAAGAATATTCTAAAACTGCTTCTTCATAGGCAGCATACACATTCCCTTCAGCTAATTCAATGTCGAGAACATCTCCCCCGAGCTTCTTATAGGTATAGGCAACTTGATCTGATGCACCAGAAAGAAAGGCGTCCGAACCAGCATAAATACCAAACGGTAATGTAGCCGCAACCTCCAAAACAGAGCCTGTGGATGTTAAAACACTTGAATTAGTTGTAGATGATGGATTAAGATTGGGGATTGCCATTAATGTGTCTCGATTATACTACTACTAAATAGAAAGCCCCGCCTCAAAAGAGACGGGGCTTTCACTATTTTGACCTTACGTCAGGTATGACTACTCGTTCATATCACGAACGATCACGAGACCATACATATCTGGACGAACCATCTTCTTGGCGTAACGAGTCATGACTCCCTTACGGGGCACGAAATCTTCAACGCCGAAGATCGTCGGTGTGGTCTGCAGCGGCACATAAGGTGCATACACATAGCCACTCTCAAGGAAACTACTTCCACGTCGACCAACAAGGATCAAATTACGTGGGAAGTAAGGATCGACGATAAGGTCGAACTTCTTCGAAAGGGAACCAACCTTAACAGCACCCGCGTCTCCGCGGTCACTATCAGCAGTCACATTGGCACGGAATCCAGCCGTGAACTCAAGGATGTTGGCAACTTCAGGCGAAACAACGCAGAAGTTAGCAGCACCACGGAGAGTCTTACGGTGGATCTGAGCCGAGACATCATTGATAGTCTCAATGAGAGTCTCATACCACTCACTCACGTTACCCGTGAAGTCCGGCGTAGTGGCCGAACCAATCTCTGCACCAGTTTCGCGGTTAACGAAACGACCTGCAGCGCGGGACCAGTAACGAACGCCGGCGGTTGCACCGCGGACGAGGTCGTCAAGGATCTCACGATCAATTTCAAGAGCAATCTGCTCAGACAGAATCTGAGTAAGCTCGACTTCCGCATCAAGGTTGTGGTAGGCGTTAAGATCTTGTCCTAACTCCGGGGTCCACTTGGCCTTGAGCTTCTTGGTGATCGCCGTAACGGCCACACTGTCGACCTTGATGTCGATCTCAGGGATTTTTTCACTACCTTCCAGTCCCCACGTTGTGGATGCAGCCACCGAACCAACGGAGCCGCCGGCCTGGAAGCGATCAACGGACGGGAATGTAAGAGCATTACTCTTCTCAGCATTGTTAAGCACACCGTTCTCAAGAGAAGCGGTCAATGCCAGCGCAGTACCACTACCCAAGAAACCAACGATAACGCTATTATCGCGATCAGAACCAGAAAATGACGTCAGACGTCGCAGCTGTGAGCCGGAGACCAAAGTCGTAGTGACAGTTAAGGCAATCAAATCGTCATAATTAAACTGAGTATTCGATATAGAACCAGTGAGCAGAGCTCGAGGAACTTCATAGAATGCTACAACCGACGAACCAGACGTAAGGCCCGGGTCGTATTGGCAAAGCCTATCAAGAGTTTGATCACCACTACCATAAGTACCCTTCTGGAGAGGGGTAATAATTCCGCCACCAAAAACCAGTGTAGTAGAACCCGTTGGAGAGGAGAAACCGTTGTTAAGAGCATACGGTCCGCGCTCTGCCCACACACCAGTCAGCGTGATGCCGCCGGTGATCTGAGATCCAACCTCAGTGCCACCATAGATAGACTCATCGGCAATGTTTCCAAGGCGTGAGGTAATAGTGGAGTTTGCTCCCAGATTTGGTGAATACACAAAATCAAGGAAGAAGATGAGACCCGAGGGTAAACTCATCGGCTGAACACTAACAAGATCGTTAGCGATCAGATTGCCGAATACACGGCGAACGAGGGGGAATGCGACAGCCGCAAAACCCTCGACGTCGCCAGCAGCCATGCTGGACGACTCACGGAGTAGCTCTTTTGCTTGGTTCTCAAGCAATCGGGCCATACCGTTCCGATTGGCGTCATCACCGATACCTTCAAGAAGACCGGTCTGTTCCCACTTAGAGATCAGGGCCGCACCTTCCGTAGAAAGATCACGATTGACAATACCTTCGGTTAATTTCTGTACAATAGACATTTTATAACCTCCTATAATTGTTGTTGAATGTCATTTATTCAAACCTGCTAAACGCAGCATACGATCCATCTTTGGATCGTGTGTTGCCTCGTTGTTTTTCTTAGAGTTGAGTAAAAGCGAGACTGGTCTTGTAACAGCTTCACGAAGTGTTTGTGGTCTCGTTCTAGTATTAGAATTCGAGACGCCCACTGCGTTTTGAATTGTTTCAAAAATCATGTTCGCTTCTTCAACAGAATTGGCAGATTGAACAGCTTCGACAATTTTCTCTTTTTGTCGCTCATTCAAGGAGGTGCTGCTTAATGCCTTGTTTTGATAAACAAGCTTGGCGTTTTCCAAGTTCAGCTGTGTAAGCTGAGTCTTGGATTCAGTTAAAAGAGTATATAACTCTTTCAGTGATTCTGTAAGGGCGGAAATCTTGCCTTCATAAAGGGGGGCATCAGTAACAACGTCTGAAGCTGTTTCTGAATCTTCCTCAATTTCCTCTTCCTCTTCTAAATGGGCTGCCTGGGCAGCTGCCATTGCGTCATTGTTGGCCTGGACTATACTATTGTCGGCAGAATTAACAGACGCCCACCCTTGGGGGCGCGGTACCATGTCGACGACTAACTCTTCTATAAGATCGTTAAGCATTTCTTCAGTAAGGTCGATGTCTTCGTCTTCTTCTAAAGACTCTGACTTCATAGCTGCATCGCCAGCAGCCGTAGCAGCAGGATCGATGTCCTCGGGGCTGCTCTCTTGGCCGCCGGCTTCGCTGGCCTCGTCTTCACCCTCCTCGCCTTCCTCTGGGGTCGACGCATCGCCTACACCAACATATTCTGGAGACGCTGCAGCGGCTTCGCTCAATTCTTGGGCTACCTCGGTCGCATCCATTAGTGAAGCGGGGTCGATCTCTTCCTGATCGATGCGCTCCTTCAGAGCGTCAAAATCGATCTCCACGAGTTCCTCGTCTTCAGGGGCCCCGAGCTCTTCGTTTTGAAAAGCAAACGGAACCTTCTCAGTAAAGCTTGCGTCAGCGCTCGGGGCCGCTTCGGCGGGGTCGCCTTCCAAGCCTCCTAAGCCGAGATCATCCTGCTCCAGTAGGGAGTCTAACGCTCTCTTGACGTCGCCCGAATACTTCTCTAAAACGGCATTTTCAGCGTTTTTGAGAGCTGCCTCTTTGAGGGCTTTTGCGTCAACAATGGCTTCTTCTAATAGTGAAGACATAGAAATTACTCCAAATCTGATATGTAATCAAAATAAATAGTGT